TTCCTGTGCTGTAGCCTGAAGGTGTTGGTTAGACCACCAAAACTAGCTACAACCTTACCGTCAGTCTGGTTGTCCAAGAAGGACTTGAAGACCCCTCTACGATGTTGGATGATGCCCATATCAACGAGTAATTGTACCGCTGGGGTATCCTCTGCAAGGTCTTCTACACTGGTACAGAGTTCTTCTCCGTTCTTGATCTGAGGGATAGCCCTCTCTGTACCGTCATCCTCTTTGACATACTTGAAGGTCTTAGGCTTCCAACCAAGAGAGAACAACCAATCCTTTACCTGTTCGTGGCTATTAGGGTTGCCGTCCTGATAACCAAGAAGCACATTGACCGGACCCACAACACTGTCAGGAAGCTTGAGTTCCTTGAGTGTATTGAGCCAAGCTTCACCGTAGATAGACAGACTACCATCTTTCTTGTAGACAATCTGAGGCTTGTTGACTTGCTTATAGATAGGTTTCTTGGGCATGACCTTAGAGAGTTCAGCGATCTTGGTTTGTTGCATCTCAGAGAGAGTGTCGAAGTGCTTCTGTACAGAGGCCATGTCGAGTGTGACAGGGTTAGCCTCTTGCTCACGACCACAATCAGCCTTGAAGCTCAGATACTGGTTGAGACGAAGCATCTCATCCTCTGAGCTATACAGAGACTTAAGTTTACGCTCAAGCTCTTTCCACAAGCGATAGTTAATCTTGACATCTTCTGTGACTCTATGTGCATACTGCTCAGGTGTAAGATTGTTCCAGTCAGTGATCTTGGGTTTAGGTACGCCGTACTGAATCCCGTACTGCTCAAGGCCATGACGGTCCCTGTCGAAGTTAAGATACCACGACAACAGAAGAGTATCCACGAACCTAGTGTAGTCCAGTTCAAGACCAAGGATACGGTTGATCAGGGGTAAGTCATGCCTAACAGCATTGTGAGCCACAAACATACAGTCTTGTTGTGATAGCACATCACGCATAACCTGATAGTCGTGAGTAACTTCTACAGTCTTGCCATCTTCGGACCAAGCGAAGACATGCAGCTTAGTGGCTTCATAGGCCAATCCGTTGCTTTCCGAGTCGAAGACGATGTATTTCATGGTTACTTTCCTACATTGGGTGGTTCATCTTTATCTATAGTAGGCAGTGGCAACCACCCAAGCAGTTTATTCACTGGCATACCAATAAGGGTTTCTGGACATGGTGCGTCAGCCCAATGGTAAACTTCTGTTATGTACTTGAAGCCCCAAATATTGTAATAGCACCCAAGCACCCTTTCTTCTGTTGGCAATGTTTCAGGTGGGTTCCACTCTTTAGCAAAGTCTTGAGGATTACCTACTTTCATTATTGCTCTCATCTAGAACGGAACCCCTTCGTTTTCTTTTCTACCCTCTTGGTAGCCAACCCTATAAGCAGTCTCAAGCCACGCCATAAGAGCTTGCCAATCATGGCTGTCCATATGGGCAAAGGTAGCTTGTACTACATGGATACGACTATCTAGCCATTCATTGAACGTCATTTTACTTCATGCTCCGTCCAATCAGCCCATCCCGCAAGGAACATTGCTGCTTTCATAACATCATCCAAGTTCTTGTAAACCCCTACAACAAAAGTCTGAGTGCCCCCCTCTGGACCACGTTCCTTTACATCTTCTGTGAGAACATACACTTTAGTCTTCATTAGCAAACCTATTGAATGTAGAATAGCTTGCACCACCAAGGAAGCCCCACTTAACATCCTTGATAGGAATGTCAGCCTTATTACAGAAGTCTTTACGGCTCATGCCCGGAAGCATCTCCCCATTGATCCACAACTCAAACAGTTCATCAGGTGTCTTTACCATGTGTCTACTTTCTCACTAAGAGTGAATGTCTCAGGGTCAAACAGGAGTTCTCCCGCAGCACCCTCTAGGCCAGTTGGTCTGTTCTTCTTGATTACCAGCTTTGTGGTATTCCTGTCAAGAAGGTTCTCACTATCTTTGTCACGTTGGATGTCGATAATGACAGAGGCTCGTTGCCCAATCATACGACAGTACTTGACCTCCCCCATATCGTTAGTGTGAGCGATAGTAATGATACCCACGTTAAGGTCAGCAGCAAGCTTAGAGAGACGTACAGCAAGTTCAGCAAGGGCAGCTTCTTTGCTCTCATCTGACCCTACAGTTACGATATCTTGGATAGGTTCCATCATAATGAACTCACAACCATAGACCTGAGTAAGTACCCTGATCTGGTCAATCAGTTCCTCTGCACCATCCTCTTCCCGTAGGTGAAACTGCATGTAACCTGTGTTCTGACTAATTCCCTTGATAGCCATCTCGACATCACCCATGCGACCCTTCTGTTCGATAAGGTCCTTACGGGTAAGGTTGTCCTTGAGGTAGTAGGATACAACACCAAGAAGGCTACGAAGCTTAGTCTCTTCTAGGTGCCATGTAGCAAACTTGACCTTGGGGTAGTTGTTAACGAAGTTGCTCTCAAGGTAACGCATAAGCTCAGACTTACCGATACCTGTAGGACCCTTGATCACAGTGAAGTGACCACGCATAAGCCCAAGGATTTTCTCATCAAGGGCTGCAATACCTGTAGGGATATAGCTGTGCTCAGGGGTATCATGGAGAAGCTCTAGGAACCGTTCCTCTGTGGAGTAGATATTGTCAGGTGTAAAGAGCTTGGCGTTGTACCAGCAATGCTTGTAGAGTTGAGCCTTGCCAGCCTGTAGGAACTCATTGGCATCCTTGAACTTGTCATGTGGCACATGGTACACACGACTAGGGAACAGATTCATCAGAGCTAGAGCGAACTTGTCAGCCTTGTTGTCAGAGTCTAGGCTAAGGTAAATCTTATCGAAGGACCCAAGCCAATCCCTACAGTTCTCTAGGAGCTTCTTACTTGGGGTAGCACTTGGTAGACTTACAACAGGATACTGACTACCCATCATCTGAAAGGCCGAGAGGGCATCAAGCTCACCCTCACAGATAGTCACAGCCATTGCAGAGCCAGCAGGGAACTTGTCCATACCGAAGAGCATGTCCCCCTTGAACCCTGAGTTAGTATGGAAGTCTTTAGGGAACACACGGGTCTTGGTAGAACCATTAGGGTAGACATAATCTTGATGGGTTGGTTCACCATCTTTGCTGTAGGTGCTTACATTGTAGAACTCCATAGTCCCTTTCAGGATACCACGAAGGGGAAGATAATCTCCGTCTCCGTGTGCTACAACTTTAAGTTTTGATGCACATGAACTATCCATGTAGTCTCCTTCATCTTCTTCTATGACCATAGGACCTTGATTTCCCTTCAGGGGATACCGTTCAGCAACCCAATCAAAGACGTGCATTTTCTTGGAAGGGTAGGAGCTACCACAAGAGTAGCAGAAGCCTACGTGCTTTTCGGTAGACCAACTGAAGGCATCAGATGACCCACAGGATTCATGGGGGCAGGGTTGGTGGGATAACTCTGTCAAGATTTCTCCTTCTTCTTAGCACGAGTTGCCCGTGTCTTCTCCATAGCTGCCTGTCTGGCAAGAAACTTCTCTTCGTTCTTAGCTACAGCATCTTCAGCAAAGTCCTTTGCAGACTTACGTACTTCATCAGCCGTTGCTCCTGTGAAGAAGATAGGATACTCCTTGAAGGGTTCGAACTTAGAGATAAAGGCTGGACCGTCTCCTTCTATACGCTGGAAGATTGTAACTGGTATGTCCCTCATGGGGTGTTTATCAGTCATCAAGCTCTCCCATCTTCAAGATAGCATCCAAAGCAACCTGCATATCTACCTGAGCAGCAGCGCAATGCAACACAAACTGAACACCAAGGTTAGCCATTGCTTTATGGGCTTCCTTATCAAGGTCGAAGCTGATGGTCGTACCACCGTCTTCATTGTCTACTACTTCAGTAACAAGAAATTCCCAAGGCTTGTTGTCGTTCTTGTGGGCTGTCATGTTAGCACAACCATCTCCACTAGGCCAGTCTAGGTCATCACCACAAGACGGACAAAGGTTATCGATCATAGTCTTCTCCCCTCAAAGCTGCTCGTGCAACCTTACCATAGTCTTGGCTGTTAGCCCCCCAAGGCCCATCGTTAGGGTCCTCATGGAACTCTGCATAGTACCGTAAGGCTTTCCATAGGCGGTCACGTTCTAATTCCACTACCTCTGCTCGTTCAAGGCGTTGAAGGGATACCTTTGCCTCTTGTAGCAAGAGTTTGTCAGTGATTGCTACCTCGTCTTGTAGACTATTACGCTCAGCGGCCAGCGTCACAAGTCGATTAGCGGCCTTGATAAAGTACGTGGATTGGCAGAAGCAATCTTCAACGCTCATCTGATCAATGGATAGTAGATGTGTCACCAGTAGGTGCGTCTCTAAATCATCAGTCATTCATATCTCCCAGTGTCGTAGGCACGCCTACTTAAGTGTCTCAGAGGTTCTATATAGTGATTGCAACAAGAAAAGCAAGTCTCTTGTGTATGACATATACTAGTTAGCGAAGCTTACGCTTCTTCTGTAACAATTCGTGATCTGTATGATCCCTTGACAACGAGCCTCTGGACCCTATGTAACTATAGGGTTGTGTGCCCCCTGAGTATATACTCCCTGAGTGTTAGCTCTGATCTAGTCCTCTAGTGGCTTATTATATACTGTATAAAGAAGAAGATAATGATAACCTCTAGGAGTCCCTCACTGTAGGGGTAGCTCCTAGAGGTTTTCTTATGTCTAGTGGTTGGGGTAGTAGAAGCTACCTGTCTCGTTGTGGTAGTTCACTACATGATCCAGTTCTCTTGCTGTAGCTTTAGCCTTATCGAACTCCCCATCCCACTCATACTGTGATACCGCTTGCTGTAGGCTTCGTATGAGGCCATGTATGGGTGTCAGGTAGGTCAGGCTATCAGTGAATGGTTGCACCCTCAGTGGCCTCCATAAGCTCTCTCAGAGCATAGTAGTCTTGGTAGTCACTGAAAGCAAAGGTC